CACACTACTATAGAAATCAATTGGTGTTGTAAATGTTGATTTATATGTTTTTCCATTATCGATTTTAACATCATAACCATTATTAAGTATAAATTTAACTTTATCTAATATTTTAATTAAATCATCTCTATTTCTTGTAAATTTCTTTACCGATGCAATTTCTAACATTGTATTTAATTTATCTATAAGATTGTCTTTGATGTAATTGTGTATTGTAGATGCATAATATTCAGCAGATTTAGCTGGTATTTTATCTGTTATTTTTAACATGTCTAAAACATAATATTTATTTCCATCATATTTTTCATTTAAATATTTTAATATACTACTATTTGTAAGATTTACCATATATGACAAATCTTGTGGAGATTTATATAAACCAAAGAAATTAATATTACCCATTGTACCTCCATTATAAGTTTTTATTACTCTATAATCTTTATTAATTAATAAATTTGTTAATATTGAACCGTAAGTTGTAAGTATATTATCATACATGTCGGGATAACTTTTGAAATAATTTTCAGTTTCTTCATATAAATTACTTACTAAAGATTTGTAATTAAGTGAGTTAATTTTTGGTCCTCCGTTTGTACTAATACTTCCATATAATCCAATGTATTGTCCTTGTGTTATACCTTTACCATCACTATCTTTTAATCCTGTTGGTGGTACAATAGTATCGTTTAAACTTTGTATAAATGCTTTTGTAAATGTTTTAGTGTCTACTCCTCCAATTTTTGTATTTGTAGTTTCTGATCTTTCATCATACATTTCTGTATTTGCGAAGAAATTTGATGATAATGCATTTTGTAATCTTTCTACCGGTTTTTCTAAACCTTGTCCACCTAAGAAACTTATTTGCATTGTAACATCTGCAATCATTGGTTGTATACCAATGCCCTCTGGATTCATATCCCATAAATTTTGTTCAAATGAAATTTGAAGATCTTTTATAACAACTTTTGAATTATAAAAATCACCAACTCTTAATACACATACAGGTGGAGGTCCAAACGTTGTATTTCTCGCATTAATATCTGAATTATCAGATAAACCTTTAACGGGTATCGTATTACCAGGTCTTAAACATTGTTGTAAAAAAGTTAAACGTGAATTTAACCCTTCAGGTGTCATTGAGTGAAACGCTGGATGAAAATATTTAAATTTTTGTTTTAATGAACTATAAATCATTGGTGAAGTTTCCTCTAATTTTTTGAAGTAATATTCTTCTGATAGAGTTTTCATGATGATTCTTTTCATCAAATCTATTGGTGGTTTTACATTATTGGTTGGTATATTTCCAGTTGGTGAAAGTGGGTTTGTTGACGCATTAACCGGTTTATCTACTTTTTTAATTTTATCGTATTGTATTCTAAAATTTGAAGTTCTACACGCATATGAAACTGGTGAATCTAATGTTAAATTTATATTAGTAAAACCGGTATTATTACAAAAAGAATTTTCAAGATTATAATTTGATCCGTTATTAACTGTTTTAAAAATTATTCTCTTATCTCCTCCTTCCAGCCCTAATTCACTAAAATATAGTTCAGCGTTAATTGGATATGATTGTGTACCAGCGGCACCTATTTGATTTTCAATACTATTAAATTTCCATTTATCTTTTAAATCTACACCTTTTTTATTTAACGCATTCATGAACATTAAAAATATTGAATGTGATCTTCTCATAGATAAAAGATAATTTGACTCAGCTTCACCTACTTTAGATGTATAAGATTTTATAATAATTACAACATTACTATTAACATTTTTATTTTCTAAATCAGTTTTTAATTGTGTTATTATATCTTTTAAGGTATTAAATGATTGTTCCGATTCTGTAATGATACCTTGAAGTTCTGTAACTTTTTTAGTTATTGTACTTCCAGATTGTAGACTATCAATTTCTTCTTCTGACCCAAAAATAAGTTTTCGATCATTTCTTTCCTTATCGGTATTTTTTGTAATAATATTTGTTAGACCTGTAGTTAATGAGGTAGAAGCCCCACTTGAATTTAATGTTAATATATTTTTTATAGAATCATAAGACATTCCTGTTTTATATTGTGTATCTCCTTGGGGTGGATAATCATTTGGAAAATATAAAGTTAAACTTTTATCAATAACATCTTTATTTGCATCGGCGGTTGACGTTCCATCTGGATTATTTTCAACAACATATCCAGTTGAGGTTCTACGTCTTTTTATATCATTAGGGTCTCCACCATTATTAAGATAATTCTTAATCATTGTGATATCATCTTGATTTAAGTTTGAGTATTGTCTAATTAAACTATAAAAATCTATATCTTTTGCCCCTGCAAAAAACGAATTAATAAATTTATCAACATCTTCATCGTTTACAGATTTAAAATGTTCTCTTACTAAAAGATTTAATATACTTGGGTGATCGACAATAACTTTAAATCCAATTGTACCATTTCTTTCACTATTTTGATATGTATAAATTGGTTCGGGTCTTCCTAAAAATGTATTAGGTTCCCATTTAGCACTATTCTGTTCAGACACTTTCAAATCATATGGTGGAAACCACATAACACGACCTCCATTTGGTCCTCTTTCTGAATATGGTAAATCATTTACAGTATACCCTGGTAAAGTAGACGCTGCCCATGCTAAATTTTCAATTGATAGCATATATTTTTTAGCATAAAAACCTTTTCCATTTGAACTTTTAACTATATTAGATGATCCAGGAAAATCAGGATTAGTTGTACCATCTGACATAGGTGCAATATTTAAATTCCATGTATTTGTCATTACACTACTATCAAATTTTCTAATTCCTGTTCTTCTATATGATGTTGTTCCACCGCTATAATAAGGTTTTTTAGTTGTTTCTTTATAAAGTGGCATGGTATTACCATAACTTAGATATGGTCTATCTTTAGTCCATACCCTTGCATATTCAACACCAATATCTTTACCTGAATTATCTAAATATTTTACACCAGAACCTCTTGAAATATATGTGTCTCCATCTTTAAAATACTTACTTGTTTGATCTAATATATGTCCAATATGTGCTAACGCTTCTTGCCCTTTTGGTGGTTTAGAATCTAATATTTCTTGTGTAATGTTTAATATCGAACCTTTTTTAAATGGGTAATTTGTTGATAAACTATCTTTTATTTTATCAGTATTAACATTTTTTTGTGATTTGTTTCTACTTAACCATGTTAAATTACCACCTATCGGTCCTTGTTCAATAATACTCTTTGAATTATGAAATAACGCCGCGGCTAGTGGGTCAAACATGAATGATAAGTAATAACTACTTCTTACTGGTCGTCCACTAAATAAATCTGTTGTTGCTTGTTTTACGTCATTTTCTCTATCATCACCAATATAAGCACCACTATTTGGCGCTTCCATACCTAATAAATTCTTTACCCCTTGAGCAATTTGACTTGGTATTCTACCAACTTTAGTTGACATTTGAGATCTAGCAGATGTGGTATAATTAGGGGAATATTTTGAATATGATAATAAATCAAATAATCTATTTTTTGACGAACTACCCATATGTTCAATTAATATATCAGATGGTTTTCTTGATGGTAAAGGTCTTCTCTGAATACCTACTATTGACCCTAGAACCCCTGATAAATCTTGCCAAACCTTAGTTCCTGTGGAAACATCAGTTGGTCTTACATTAATTGGATTACGAGGGTTTGTTAAGTAATCTCCTGGTATTGTACTAAATGGTAATTGGGTACCAGCAACAGTTTGTAAAAAATCAATTCCTTTACCTAATAAAGAACTTGATACTGTTATTTTATTGTTTCCTTCAATTAAAGGTTCCTTACCTCTAATAATATTAATTAAAGTGGTTGTATTACCGCCTAAAGCCTCCCCAATCCTATTTTTAGCGTTTATAGCGGTATTAAGATTTCTATTAATTCTAGATAAAACGGGTCCTTGTGGGTTTGTTCTAATATTATTAGCCGCAAATTTAAATAATTCCGATTCAGTATTGTAATTATTAGTTGACATGATACTGATTAAATTTTCATCGGTTGAAACAAAATATGGATATAAACTTAAGTTTGCTCTTCTTGGTATATCATCTATCGTATCTTTAACAAAATATTCATTTGGTTTAAAAACATTTGATTTTTGAGCAACTAATAGGTCATTTGGTCTATTACCATCTACTTGTGGTAATAGTAAATTTGGACTATCTCCTAAAGATTGAACACTATAGTTCTTACTTGTAAAAGTTTTAGGAGATAGACTTTTTCCATAAACAGGATTTAATGTCCTATTTAACATCTTATCCCTAAAATCCTTAGTAGTATCAAAATCTAGGTATTTTGGCATTATATTCTTTTAACTATAAATAGATAATATATAGTTTTTTTGTTGTATTATTAAACCCAATTATCGATACTTGTTAAAAAACCTTTTTCTGTTTTTTCTATTGACATATTGTCACCTAATCCTATATGGGTTAGTTTAAGGTTATTATTAAATGTAATTCTTTGATTTTTTCCATTACCTTCATCATAATATTTTTTCATTCTAGCTTCTTCTTCGTCTTGTTTTTTCTTATCAGCACCTATAGTTTGGAATCCGCCTTTTAATATATTATTAATTTTATCGGTTATTGCTTTACCTTTATCATTTGGATTTAAACCAAATGCACTCATTAAAACTACATTTACTGCTCTTGTAACACCCACCATTGCAGTATCAACTGTATGTTTTAATACATTATCAAATCCCATTAAAACATTTTTAGCTGCAGTTTCGGCTAATTTAGCATTGGTGTTTTGTAATCTAGATATTGGTAATAATCCTTCTTGTATGGTATCATTTCTATTTTTTCCATTAACTTCATACTCATTTCTACCAAACAATTCATTTTTCTTACCTTTTACGACCTCAGCAGCGATAGCTTTTAAGGAATTTTCCATATTTTTTGTTGCGGTGAATTGTGCCTTTGCAATATCTTCAGGATTCATCTTTTCAAGTTCATCCCTATTTTGTTTTAAAATAGCAAGTTGATTTTGATTTAATTCAGATAATTTAACTTCACTTTTATCGTTAAAATCTTTACCAAATTTATCCATTAAAGATTGAGGAATTGTAATTTGCATTTCACCTCCCTTCATTTGGGACATGTTAATTAAAAATTCTCTATCCTTATCTTTAATATCAAGACCTCTAGACGCTAATGCTTCTCCTGCTGCAATTCTTTCATTTGCTGCAATTGCACCTTTAGCGAACTCTTGATAAGAAACCCCAAGAGTTTTAGCCATTTCTTGTGCTCTTCTTAAATTGGCACCGACTATTTCAAATCTACCTTGTTCTTTATTATATGAAGCTAATCCAGCCGCTGCTCCATGTAATGCATCCTGTAATCCTTCAACATTATTTGTTGCCATATACATTAACTTAAGTGGGTCATTAAGATCACCTATTGCACCACCTAACATTTGCATATTAGCAGTTAATTCAATTGCAGATTCTGGATTCATAACTTTTTCTGCCAATTTAAATGTTTCAGACATATTCATTCTAAATTCCGTGGCTTTTTGAGCCATTCTTGTTAATCCCTCAACTCCTTTTGAAAAACCAAATTCATTTATTTTTGACAGGTTAGTTTGAACCTCTTTAAGTACTACTTTAGAATTTAAACCTAATGATAAAGAACTTCTACCTGCATCATTAATTTTTGTTAATGTGTCTGATTGTCCAAGACCAATCTTTTCAAATTCATTCATTGTTGTGGCCATATCACCCATAGTTGTTCCAAACGCTCTTGTTGTAACAACTGTTTTCTCCATTGTGTCTTGTGAAATTAGATTAAATCTACCTGAACCTTCAGCCAATTTAGTAGTTAACTCTGTTAAATTTTTAATATCAAACCCTAATCTTACTGCGGCTGGAACCGTTTCAATTATTGAATCTCTATATGATCTAGATAATTCTCCAGTAATTCCCATTTTTTCATTAATATCTGTATGTAATTGGGATTCCCTATCTATTTGTTTAAAAATCTCTTCGGTAAGTATTTTTAATGATGTAAGTTGAGTAATACGAAGAGGACTATCGGTCATTTCCCCATAGTTTGACTTTATATTACTTCCGGCGTTTAATATACCTTCCTTGGTTAAAGTTCTTGGAGCTGTTGTGCTTGAATTACCATTACCCATTGATCTATAAGCATTATATGCTTGCCCCGCTGCGTCACGTTGTTGGGTGGTCATTGTTGACCAAACAATTACAGGTGTGGCCTGAAGACACCATTCTTTTTCAAAATTTACTAAATTTCCAGCCTTTGCCAGTTGAACTAAATCTGCCATACCTATAAATACTACTCTGTTTTATTTTCCAAATCAATTATGTAATTAACGTAGTATTTTCTTAAATGTACCGGCATGGTTAAAACATCACCATATGTAAAACCTTTTTTAATTAAATATAAAATTTCGTCTAATTGTCCTTTCTTATAATCCGTAGAAAGGGCGAAAAAATTCTACCCCAAACCCAATATTAACTTGGATCATATCTCCTGATGGGGTTGTTACTTGTTGGGTTAAATCTAACCCTGGTTTATTATCTTGTATAAATTTTCTAAACTCTTGGGAATCTTTAATTGGCATCATTTCAACAAAACTTCTAATTTTTAACGCATCTCTTACTCCACCAATAGATTTAACCATCATTTCAAGTTGTTTAGTCATAATTGGTGCAACACCATTACCATTCCAACTTTCTTTAATTTTATCTATTTCATCTTCTTGTTTTCTTGTTAAAAACTTAAAAGAAATATCCGTTTTACTTTTATTTAAATAATACGAATATTCACCATTAGAATCTTCAGTTAAATCAAATTGTTTTAATTTTAAAGTTTCTAAATTTACTTGGGTTTCAAATTCTTGACCTGTTTTTGGATCAATAGCTGAAATTATATATTCAGAACCAAATGATGTATTTCTTAAAAATATTAAAATTGCTTGTCTATCTTCTTCTACCAATTCATCAATATTAAAATCTCTATCTAATATTTTTCTTTTTAATAATTCAGGTATTACTGTATTAGTGTTAATAAAACTAGGTGATGAAAGAATGTTTTCATCAGATGCGGTTAAGTATGCAACTCTTACTGATTTTCTTTTATTTGTGTAATGAATACCTCTACTAGGTAATTCTACGACATCGTATGCAATTGTTGGGTCTATTTTTAATTCGTCCATAATACTATAATTTACTTAATAACTAGTTTAAAGTAAAGTTTTTAAAAAAGAAAAACCGATAATCTTTTGAACTATCGGTTTTCGTATATGAAAATTTGTAATATTAATATATCAAAATACATCTATCCATTCTTAAAGAACAATCGATATTTGCTAAATCATCTCTAGAATAATCTAATTCACCAAAGTTTAAGTCAGTTAAGAAACAGTTTTCTAATAACCATTTTTCAACCACAACTCCTGTTGGGTCTAACATCTCTAATTCTATATCTTTTTTGTAACCAGCAGCATATCCCATACGACCTGTAACTGATTCAGCGTGTAAACGGAACCATTCCATAAGTGCTTGTGCGGCTGAAGGTCCAATTGGATCTCTAAATTTTACTTTAATTTCATTCCATTCAAATCTACCAGCAACATATGTTGAAGTATTCAAAAAAGGAATAGCTACTGAGTTGATTTTAGCACTTGGTCTAGAAGCTGAAGACACATACCATTCGTTTATACCCAAAGATGAGTTAAATCTTACGATAAATCGGTTGACCCTTTTTGGTTCGTAAGGTGTCGGCATTTTCATTAATAAATCGGCCATATTGTGTGTTTGTTAGTTTTTGTTAGTT